CACCGTGATTTGTAACCCTTTCTAAAAAAGGATCGTGTTCAACAATAACGCCAAACATACTTGCTATTATATAACAAATTTTTGTATATATTCTGTTTTTCATAAAGTATGGGTTTGATGCTGCATAAATTCCAAACGTTTTTGCATTTATCATTTCGCAAGTTTCAAAGCCCTTGTAAAAAACTTCTTTTTCTAAATCAACAACATCAACAAGTTTTGCTTTAACCTTTCTTTGCACCTTTTCTATATCATCATCAAACATCATTAATCTTGTACCCTCTTTGTAGTATTTTTCTATAAAGTTTCTTTGTTTGCCAATTGTTGGCACGCCTACTACTATTTTATATTTATCTTGTAGGCTGTCTTTATAAATGGTTTCTTGTTCTTTGTTTGCTACAAATATTGTGATGCGTTTCTTGTCAATGCCATAATCATTTAACAATTTTAAAGTTTTGTTTTTAATTGTTTCAGACCTTTTATAAGAGGGTATGGCAATTTTATAGTCCATATTTATCAACTAAAAATTTAAATACTTGTGTATTATCTGTCAGATTTTCCTTATCTCTTATTTTTTCTAAATCTCCTATGGCCTTTTCATATTCCTCAGAATTAAAATATAAAGTAATTTGTTTTATTTTTGCGTTGATATATGTATCTAACTCGTGGTCAAATATATCTTTGTCAAGCTGTGGCTCTTCCTCATCTTCAAAATATACCTTTGGCAGATCTAAACCCCAGTCATTTATCTGGCTTGGGTTCCATTCGTTTGCTAAAATATCCCAGTCCCATTCACCAAAGCTGCTGTTATCTTTTATTATAAATTCATCTTTTTGTTCATCAGTCCAGCCTTCTGCTACTAAAATATGAACTGTTGAAAATCCTGCTGCGTGGCAGGCCTTTAATCTCATATTGCCACCAAGCACAATCATATCCTCATCTACGACTATTGGTCTTTTTTCTAGCATTTCAGGAAAATCTTTCAGGCTTTTTACCAGCTTTTTAAATTTATAATCTTTAATTATTCTAGGGTTTTTTGGGTTGTATTTTACTTTGCTAATATCTACTATCATAATATACCATTAATTGTGTAACTATCTAAATCTATCTCGTTACCGTTATTAAAAAATTGTTTATACCTTTCTATTGCTTGAAAAGTTTTCTGCATTCCACTTAAATAAAATTCTTCGCTTACTCCGAATATACCAATATCGAGTGTTTGTTTGTCTATCACAAGAAAACTGAACTGGTGATATGGTCTGCCAAAAAGCTCACAATAAATGTAAACTTGTATGTCGTAATCAAAAGAATATGCGCTAAAATCAGATCTTTTATTTACAAAGTTATTGATCGAAGAAGTAGTTTTAATATCTACCATTTTATCTTCACCAATAATATCAGCCTTTCCACGAAAAGGAATGCCCTCAATCATATCAATTGCTGGTACTTCAAACTCTGAATCACCCATTAACTTTAGTGCTGATTCGTTTTTTAGCAAAGCATCTTGCAGTCTTTCAGTTTCTGATTTTTCTTTGGCAGTAAAAATTGTGTGTTCTTTACCTTCGTTTTCTTTTAAGGTATCTTTAAATACTTTGGCCGTTCTTGATTTGCATTCTACAAAAGTGTATTTTTCAAATAGGTGTGGCTCTAGTATTGATTGATGCAATAGCCTTCCCATTCTTAATGCTGATGTCATAGGCGTGCCGTACTTCATCGTGTAATAATAACTTTTAGGACTTTTCAATAATTTCTTAACAATTGAGCTGCTTAATGCTGCCTTGCCTAAATAGTTGTAGTAAAAATCATCGCTCATCATCTTGGTCAGCAAATCTGCTTTGTTCCAAGTTGTTAAATCTAATAGTTGTATTGAGTTCATTTATTTTGTTATTTAATTGTTGTGTGTCTTTATCGTAATCATTAATTAATCTTTGTAGCCTTTTATTTTTTTGCATATGGTCAATTAATAAAGTATTTGTAAAGGTGTACATATCTGTAAGGCACCTCATCATAGATCCTAGCTGTTTTCTTTTAGGATCATCTGGTTTTAATTCTTCAAAATATTTGCATAATGTATGGCCGATTAAATTAAATTGTGCCTCGTAATATAATCTTTGATCTATGTTCATTTATTTAAGTTTTTAATTATTGCTTGATTCTCATTTAATAAATAGCATTTTTTTTTTACTTTTCTGCTGTTCCAAAAAGAAGTCTCTGGACACCAGAAGTCTTTGGTTTCTTTTAGTTCTAAATTATTAAGCCAAAAAAAATAGTTGCCGTTGGGATCGTTTACAAAATATAGCTTTACAATATCCTTGTCCATTTCCATTAACTTGTCGTATTTATATTTTTCTAATAATTTATTTTTGTAATAATCTTTTCTAAATTTCATTTCAATAACACAGGGGTAGCCCTTTGGTGTAAAGCCTTTTGCGTCATAGTGTTCATATTTTGCACCAGACCATTGAACGTTCCAACCATCTAGATTTAAAATAGCACATACGGCTTTCTCAAATTTATGTATATTTTTTAACTCAGACAATTATTTACTTGTTGTATCCATCTTTTAATCTCTTTGTTGTTGCAGCTACAAAAATTTGGCTCAGTGTATTTATGATTCAAATATTTAGCGTGTAACTCACACATTATTTTAAAATCTTCTAGCGTTATTTCGCTATTAATTCTTGCGTGTACCTCTTGCCACGTTTTTTTATCTAAAGCTTTATCTTGTTCCATTTTTCTCTGCGTTTATCACAGCCACAATCTGGGTATATTTTTTTCCATATATACCTAATACCTGTGTATTTTGTTATGTAATATACTAAATCACCTAATTTCATTTTTTTTTTTTTAAAATTACAACCATACTATCGTGCATACCAGCTTTGTTTGTTACCTTTTCACCAAAAGTATTGTATCCAATAAATTTAACACGCCCTTTTAAAAATCTAATTTCTTTTTTGTTGGGTAATATATATTCGTGAAATAATTTGGTGCTTGTTGATACAGGCAAAAGCAAGACACACAACTTTCCCTTGTTTGATTCTTCTATTGCCTTTTTCACAAATGCATCTTTCAACTTTCTACTATATGGTGGATTGATAAAGTTTCTTTTTTTCCATTCTATCTCAAGCCCATCCCATTTTTTCAAGTCGTGGTTTATTGGGCAAGGATCAAAATCAAAATTAAATTCTTTATCTAGCTTGTCATAAAGATCTTTTGGTGTTTGCCAATTATCACTATGTTTCAAATTTCTGTTTTTCACAAGATATCTTTTAATATTTTTTTTACTTTATTATATGTTCTATACAAACTATAATAACTAATATGACTTTTTTCCGATAGCTCTTTTATGCTTGTACCACCCTCAATAATTTCATATACTTGCTTGTCGTACCAGTGCAGCTCATTTAATTTTTTTATTACTAATTTATATTTTTCTTCTATATTATAATCAATAGGGGTTTGTTTGCCGATCCTATTTATATAATTTTCTATACTTATAACATTAAATTTAGATTTTTTTATCTGCAAATTTGTTGTCATATGCCTTAGCATCATATAAATATAATAGTAGTTAATGTCATCACCATAAGACAGATCCTTTCCATTGCGTAAATATTTAATTACTCGCAAGTACATTTCTTGCACAAGATCTTCTGCGTAATCATCAACTCCAAATGATTTTACAATAGATATCCAGTCTTTATGTTTGTCGGTTAGTTTTTTTAAGACATTCAAAACGGTGCTTTAATTCTTTCCAATAAAGATAAAAGTACTGTTTTTTTTCCATTAATTTCAAAACCAACGTTATTTTTTATGCTTTTCAAGATTATGGGGCTGTCAATTGGTGTGGGTCTGCCCCCTGTATCATTGTCTTTCACTTTGCGTATGTGTATCTGTAAGTTCATCCATTCTGTGGGGTGTTGGGTATAACGATGAATTACTAAAAAATCATCAGCACGATTTACAAACTTACCACCACCCTCAACATCTGCTGCCAAAGGGGGTATGGGGTGGCCTTGGTATTCGTGGCCGTTTGGGTGTTTTATTCTAAGGGCATTTGTAGCTGCGTGGGTTGTTAGCCATATAGATACGTTTTCTTTTTTACAAAAATTACGCATTTCTGTTGTTGCTTGATAATCGTAGTCGTGCTTATTTATACCTCTTAATATATCACGATCAATTGCAAGTGAATTATAAGGATCAATTAAAAAGCCATCATACGCCCAAGCCCTTTTTACTGCCGTACCCAATTTGATTAACTCTTTATATGTATATAAATCTTGAGCTTCAACAAACTTAAAATGCTTATAAATAAATTTTGCGTGTTCATTGAATTTTTCTTCTGTAATTAAATTTATGGGTTTGGCTTCCATAAACTCGATTAGCTTTTTTATCATTGTATGCGGATCGTTCTCGCTTGAAAATACTAACCATTTGAATTTATGTGCAACAGTATATAACAACATTAAATACAAAGTAATGGTTGTTTTACCTGCGTTAGCGTGGCCTAATATTAAATTAAAGTTTGCTTTTTTAAATCTAAAATACTCGTCAATCTGTGGTATATCTAATTTAAAGCCTTCTTGTGTTTCACCCTTTCGGACTTTTATTAATTTATCAATTTGATCATCATAATTAATCAGCATCTTCCATCATTCTATCTGCAAATTCACAGGCTTTATTCCATTGACTTGTGTGATAATGGTATATATAATCTGTAAATAAATCGTACCATTCTAATCGACCTTGAATATATTTTAATTTTTGCTTTATAGATGGCCTATTTTTTTTGGTAGTTCCATTTTGGTTTATTTTGCTCATTTATGTTATGTTTATTTATTATGTTACCTTTTGTATCTAATATTGTAAAACCTTGATTTGCTAAAAATTTTATAGCATCGGTTTGTTTCCGTAACCTTTCTTGCATTCGATACGTTTCAAAGATCTCGTTGCTTATTGGCATATCACTAATTTATAAAATTATTTTAAATATTGTTTTCTTGTAAAGCTTTTAATACAATCATTCTAACAAAACTTGATTTACCTAAACCTCTTTTATCTGATTCCTGTAAAATTTTTTTATAAGTATTTGTTGAAAACTTTACTAAAATTTTTTGATCTTTCATAATTATATTTTAAAACGGCAAATCATCACGATCTGGGCTATGTTCTGAAGCTGTTACTTCTTTTGGCTTATAATCGTTTAATTTAAAATATTGCTTACCTGCTTTGCTTTCACATAAAGAAAGATTAATAAAGCCTTTTATTGCTTTTGGTTTTAGCTTATTTAATTCTTCAATCAGTAACTCAATATTTACTGATACATCACTTTTTACCCATTCTACTTTTGCAGGCTTTGGGTACAAGCCACTTATAAATTTTATTTTATTATCCATTGTGTACGTATTTTTCTATTTCTCTTGCTAATGTAATTAATTTATTTGTATTTTCTTCTTTTTGCCAGTCAAATAACTGCCCTTGATAAAGATCCGTTGCACGATTCATACTGCTTTGTCTGATAATATATTTTTGTACATCATCTTTTGTAGTTGTATATGAAACCTCTGCTTGATTTTGTTTAGGGTTTTTTGTTAGTATTCTTGCTTTGTTGTTATTTTTGTCTAAATCATATTCAAGTTCAGATCCTTTTTTATAGTTCAACTCATCAGTTCTGAAAACAAATGGTGCGTGGCCATTATCAAATGTAAACACATATTTTGTCCACTTATCACCATTATTGTCCCAGCTTTCTTTAGCCTCTATGCTTTTTAATATTGCTTTGTAAATCATAAATTATTTTTTTTAATTGTTTATTTTCTTCTTCTAATTCTTCTAATTTATTTCTAAGAGCTTTAATTTCAGCTTGTCTTAGTCTTGATAAATCTGCACTACCTGTCATAATTTACTATTTTAAAGTCCTTTGATCCTTTTGGTGCTGATTTTTTTATGGCTTCTAATGCTTCTTCTGGTGTAGTTGCTATTACTTTTTGTACTCTAAAGTCGTAGCTTTCTATTGGGTGCATATTTAAAAACCAATATTCTACTTCATAAGTTAGTGGTTGTTTCATCTTGTTAAAATTAAGTAAGCTAATATCAATATAATACCTAAATAAGATATTGCTACTGCTTTCATTTTTTGTTTGTATTTACGTTTATTCATAAAAATTGGGTGTAAAAAATCTAACACACCATTTATCAACTCCCTCTAATTTGTCAAACCATTCTTGGTTACATTCTTTTAAGGGTGTAGGGTTCTTGTAATCTGGTTCACCATTTTTCAATGTAGGATAAATATTTCCTGTTATGTCTATATGGCAACCAACTGATTTTAATTCTATTAATTTTGGCATTTTATTTATGTTTAAATAATATAGTCAAGAAAATTTATATTGTCCGACATATGCATTTAATATTTCTTTGCTTCCTAATATAGCATTTATATATTTTTTAGCAAATTCTAAATCATCTTTTTGATCATCAAAATCTTTTTGTAGTTCATTTAATATATCAGATACTGACACATCACTGTATTCATCAGCCACTTCAATAATTAAAATTAATTGTAATAAAGTTAAATTTTCTTTCATTTTATTTATGTTATTTATTTATTTATATAGCTAAAATAATAAAAATATTTCAATTACACAAAAAAAGGGCAGATTAACTGCCCTCTTCCCTAAATAAACATAAATAAACCCTCTATGAAGAAGTGAGGGATCCGTTTAAATTTTTATAATGCTCAATCATTTCAAGCAATTCAAAGTTAGTAATTTTTTTTGTTTCACGTGCTAACTTAAAAAGTTTTTTTGCTTTTTTTTCACCTAAATTTATGCCAAACTTATATTGTTCGCCACTTTTAAAAACATTGCACCCAACACACTGTACTTGGCAGTTATCCTCATTCCATCGTGTAGCGTAGTGTTTGCGACTTTGAAAGTGTCCACATTGTAACCTCTTCCAGTGATCTCGTTTACCACAAGTAAAACATTCTGCAACATCATTTTTAGCATATCTTCTTCTTATATATTCTGAAAAAACAGCATCTAATTTTTTTATTAGTTGTTTTCTTTTGGCCATCTAAAATTTTTTATTATATTCATATATAAGTACTACTATATAACTTACTTATATATATATAATACTTATAAGATATATTATCTGCCTTGTGAATTATATCTTTTCAAATAATTTTTACTAGATTTTAATTTACTGCTTTTTGTTTTTGAGTGAATACCTTTACGTTTTCTTGATTTGCTTTTGTATATGTTTACAATAAATTTACGTGGCATTATTTATGTCTGTTGTTTCCCATAACCTTTTCTACTCCACGAGATCCAAAGTAAGCACCTACTATCAAACTCAACAAACCAGTAATACTTTCAAGTGAATAATCTAAATACCATCCTACAACATAAGCAACACTAAAAAAAATAAGTGTTAAGGGTCTTACGTTTGCTTGTAACCAACCAGCAGAAGCATCAGCCACCCATCTTTTGGTAACTTCTTGCATTTCTATTTGATCCTGTTTTATTAGCTCTAAGGCTATATCTTTGTCTTGTTGGGGCATTGTATTGTCTTTGTCAATTAAATTCTTTACAACGCCTAAAACACCATTGTCTGGCAATACATCACCCACCACATTAAATAAATTACTGCCTTTGTCTAATAAAAATTTGCCAACCTTAGTTTGTGAAAACTTTTTTTTGCTCATATTTTAAAATATAAGTATTTAGTTCTGCCGTTTTCTTTTACTGCCTTTAATATTTTTCCTCTGTTTGCATCTGGTCGATAGCTTACGTGTATCCAGCTTGGGTTGTCATCATCACCAAATTCCCATATAGCAACATCAAACTCAAGGTTTTCACATATATAGTAAAACATTTCAGCGTTAGTTTTGTATCCATAAATATCATCAAGATCAATAGCTAAACCTTTGCAGTGCATTGAAGTACTGCTACCACCAACGGCTTGGTTTGTATCTTTATTTCTAAAAAAACTGTTTATTTTTATCGGACCACCAACCCATTCTCTTAATGGCTCAAAAACTTTTTCAGCTATAATCTGCATATTTTCAACTTGTTTTTTTGTTGGTTTATTGTCTATGCCTTTGCGTTTTGCAGTTGCACTATATACTGCTTCGTTATACGAAATATGTTCACTTATTTTTTCCATTTTTTCTACCCTTTCTTTTTTTTCCTTTTACTGCATCATCAATATCACCTATTTGATTACCAACTTCTTTTATTGCTTTGCCAACATCTTGAAGTTCTTTTTTTACATTTTTTGCTCTACGCTTTATTTCTTTGCCTGTTGCTTTTGCTCGTTCGTCAACTGTTGTCATCGACCATATAAAAACCCACAAGTCATAAAAATATTTTTTTGTTAATTTCCACATAATTATATTTTAAAATTTATACCTACTTTGATTTGTTTTATATTTCGATCCCAGTATCTTTGTAGTGTAAGTTCACTAAAAACACCGAATTTTCCAAATTTAAAACCAAACACACCACCAGCCGAGTAGTCAATCCATTCACCATCTACATAATTTCCATACGAATATCTTTCATCACCATTCATTAATTTATGTTTGCTCATTGCATTACCGTACAAATGTAACCAAAAATTTTTTTTATAGTGATAAAAATCAACACCAACAACTGGTGCAAGATCTGCAAAACCACCAATCATTGAAAGCTGTTCACGATTATATCTATTAACAACATTTTGAAAAACGCCTGTTCGATAGTCTGCATCACTGGCTGCGATTAGCTGCCCATCTTGATTAAACCACTGATAATCATACCCCATACTTTCACCAGTAAAAACATCAACCATTTCATATAAGCTGTCACTATGCCCAGCGTAATCATATGCTAACACCCACCAAGGATTTTGCTCTAAGTATTTTTGTATAGGGTTATGTCCGTATGCTTTTTCGTATGTACGATATATTGCACCAGCACTAAAGCTAAATTTTTTACCAATAGGTAAGCGTAATCTTATCTCGGCACTTTTGTAATCAATATCAACAAGCTCATTTTTTTGATATTCACCTTTTATTAGCCAATAGTTTGCTAGATAGCGTAAAAATATTTCTTGATTGTCAAACTCACGCCCTTGTTGTCTGCCCCTTGAATATTCAACCAACCATTCTAAACCTTTGTAGGCACCTATGCTTGATTTTACACTTGCGTTTTTTTCATCACCGTCATAAAATTTATCACGATCTTCATACTGAAAGTGTGCTAATTTACGCCAACCGTAAGTCATCATCATATCTGATGGATAACGCCTTGTGGTTTCTATTAGTTCATTATCTTGTGTTACTATAAATGTTTGTGGTGCTTGTATTGAATTGGTTTGACTATATGCACCATAAAATGTAGAATACTTAAATACTTTTTTAAATATGTTATTCTTTCTTACTTTCTTTAGCTTGTCTTGTGTTATAACTTGTGTATAAGTCAAGCTCGTAATAAGTATCATAAAAAGTGTAATCAGTCTTTGCATATAATATTTTATTAGTTAATTTATTTTTTTTTGGTTTGTTAACTAAATATATAACAATACCACCTAGTGTAGTTGCAAATAAATCAAAGTCATCAAAACCACCATAACTTATTTCATCGTATATTTCTTTACCTAAACCAACAGCAAAAGCACTGATAATTGGGCTTTCTGGTGTATCAAATAATTTTTCACCAACATACCCTGTCAATAAACCTGCTGCAAAATGTAATTGTTTGTCCTTTTCTATCTGTGCAAATGTAAACGTGCTTAAAAGCGTTGCTCCAATAATAAGTCGATATGTTCGTTTACTAATTGCTTCCAATTTTCTGGTAACTTCAAAGTTATGTTTCCCTCTATTCTTAGTTGTTCTTCACCATCATTATATAATATAACAGTGGGTAAGTACTGGATTTTGTTTTTGTCAAAGATTTTTTTTGATTTTGACATAAATAGGGTCTCTACATTGTAATCTTTGTAGTCATCTAAGGATATTTCCTGTGCGAAACTTGCAGTATACTGAACTATTGAAATTGATTCAGTTTGTGCCGTAGTCGCAGCCGATACAAAAAGGGCAATCGTTACACATATTTTTTTAATTTTTACGTATTTCATATAATCTCTCATCTATTTTTTCTAGAGATTCTTTTATTTCATTAACATCTTCTTTTACAGTCATTACATCTGACTCTATTTTTTCTATGCTTGATCTTATTAATTTGTCTTTGTAGTCCCATTCGATTGGGTTTACAGTGTTGTTGTTTATTGCTTGTATATCTTCGGTATTTGATGCTACGCTACTTTGTAAAGTTAAGTATGTTGTAGCAATAGCAACCACCCCACCAATAATAATACCAATAGTTTTTAGATCTAATGTTACGTTTGTATCTTCACTAATCTTGTTTTTCATCTTTTGTTATACTTCCATCTTCTAAATTAATAATCACTTTACCGTATTTTTCTTCAAGTTTGTTCATATGATTTTTTTGATCTGCTTCTAGCTGAAAGGTATCTTTATTAAGTTGTTCAATTTCAGCATTCAAAACTTGCATCTTTCTATTTTTAAAACCTATCTTTTGATCGTTGTATGCAATACTTGATAAAATTTCTTTTATGTAGTTTAATTCTTCTTGACTAATTTTTTTCATAATTTTTTTTTATTTTAAATATACTACTTTTTTAGTAATTCTACTTCAGCCTTTAATTCTTGTATTGCTTTTATTAAAACAGGCACTACTTTTGAATAATCTACGCCTTGCATTTCCTCGTCATCCTTTTCACCAGTTACTGCGCCTGGCAAAACTTCTTGTAATTCGTGCGCCAATACACCATAACTTCTTGATTCATAATTGATCCATTTGTAATCATACACTTTCATTCTTTCAATTAAATCAATTCCTGCAAAGTCTTGTAGATCTTCTTTTAATCTATAATCAGAAGTTGTATTGTAATTTACTGCTGTTGTATCAGTGTTAAAAGCAATATTACCAACACTAGAACTTGTGTCTGCTTTCCAAAATTTAATTAAACCACCAAAACCAGCACCATAACTATTTCTAATATTCATTACTGATGAACCACCACTTGTTGCTGTCGTTGAATTATGAAACCTGACCACACCATCATTATAACCAGCACCAGTATCAGCAAGTGAACCATCCGTAAAGCCTGTTACTTCTACACCACTAGCTGTAGTTTCAAACTTTTTAGAGTTATCGTGATAAAGTTCTACTGCACCGTCATTTATGAACTTAGCCATAAATTCAGAAGTATTATATTTTCTAAATTGTATAGATGATACAGCTTCTATGAATAAATTACCTGTACCTACATCTTGAATAAATGAATTACTGCCATCGTGGAATATTGCTAAATCATCACTATCGCCAAATGTAGCTTTTATGTTATCATCCCATTTAACTTGGCGTTTCATTCTTATAGTAGTTTGACTTCCATCTAAGCGCATATATTCAACAGCACTGCCACTACCACCATCAGCTTGAAAAACTATATCTTTGTCAGCAACTTCTTGTTTTATATATAACTCACCTGAACCTGTTTGTCTTATGAAAGAATCAGTACCATCGTGATTTAATTTTAAATCATTACCATCTCCAAGTCTGATTTCAACATCATCAGACATCTTAATCAATTTGCTAAATAGAACAAGTTCACTACTACCATCAACTCTAAAATACTCAGTAGTACCCCCACTGCCATCATCAGAAAAGAACTGTATATCTCCGTTATCTAGACTTTGTATAAATCTTAAATTACCTACATAATTTTGTA